GATAATCAACAAACAAGGCCTTGCTGTTAGCCAAGCAGCAGTCAGCAGATCACAAGATAAAAAGAAGTCAACAGTTAAGTCACTTGGTGCGGTCGTTATCATCCGCAAAAAAAACAGGATTCCGTTAAAGGAATTTGGAGCAAGGCAAAATGCGTCAGGCGTTTCTTACAAGATACGCAAGCAGAGCGGACGAAAGCTGATTCCTGGTGGGTTTATAGTTAATTCATACGGAAAGAATGTTTACAGGCGACCCACAAAGCTAAGGCCAACCGGATCGCGAAAGTACGGCCCTAGTATCTGGGGTTTTTTCCTGGGGCAGAAGCTGACAAGTCCTGTGAAGAAATATATCAGGACGCAACTACAGAAAGAAATAGTCAGAGAACTCAGAGAAATTTACATCAAAAAGCTCAAGAAATCAGGAACCATATAATGCCGCTCTTACGAAAAAAAGCTGTCTTTGCTGCGGCTATTGAAACAACCGCTGGAACCGCAGAAACGCTCGACGCTACGGATGGCGTGTTCAACGCCTACAACTTCGACATTCAGTTGGGGCAGACAGTCGAAGAGCGCGAAGGCCAGGGAGCGTTCAATCGGCTCCAAGGCGTTCCAGGTGCGGCAATGGGAACCGCGACCATGACCACCGATCTCGGTTGGGATGGTACGACGACGATGCCAAGCTGGGCCGCAATCTTGTTGCCAGCATTGGGATTCGTTGAGACTTCACAGGTATTCAACCCAGTCACAGCAGCACCAGGAACCGGAGGAGTGAAGACGCTTACCATTGGCAAGTACACCGATGGCAAGAGGCGACAGATTCACGGTGCGATGGGAACGGCTCAAATGATCCTCCCTTCGGCTCGCATGGCTCGAATGGAGTGCAACTTTACAGGTTGCTGGAATGCTGAGACCGACACGGCCATCATTGCACCCACTTACCCGACAGCGTTCCCGCTGAAGTTTAGCAGCGCGACGATCACCTTCAATTCCGTCGCAGTTAAGGTTGAGTCGGTCACGATCGACTTTGGAAACGTCGTGATTCTTCGTGAAGATCCTTCCACTGCTTCCGGATATTCGACTGCGTTGGTTACGGATCGCAACCCGCGAATAACGTTGAATCCCGAAGCCAATTTGGTCGCGACGCTTTCAACTTCTGGTCTTTTGTCGGCCGGCACGCAAGCGGCGTTCCAAGTTGTTCTCGATGGTCCAACAGATTCGACGCTAACAATCGATGCTCCGAAATGTCAAGTGATGACATCACAAGAAGGCGATCGCAATGGAATGCTGATCGAAGATATCGAACTGGCGTGTCAGAAGAATGCCACGACCAGCGACAAGGAACTGTTCTTCACATTTAGCGAGGCGAGTTAATGACGGCAGTTGAACCCGGCGAGAAATACAGGCTGACGTATGGAGACGGAAGAACGCTCGAAGCTACGACACTTGGATTTAGAAAGCAACGTGCATTGATCGCAGTGCTTTCCGAGATCAAAGATCCAGCAAAGAGCCAAATCGAAAAGATCGATGCGATCGAGCGAGCGATCAAACTTTGCTTGCCTGATCTTGCGGATGATTGGTTCGATACGGTCACGATTGAAACCGCTTCCGAAGTGATGGGAAAGCTGGCTAGCAATGGCCAGCTATCGGAGGAAGACAGAAAAAAATCCGACTCGCAGCCCTGATTCGATGCGGTGCATTGTGTAAGGGTTGCGGGAGAAATTGTGACGGAAGCGATTCAGGAGTTGAGATTGCTTGCGTCGGATGCGAGGAAACCGGAAAGGGGCCAGGCGGCATAGATTGCGAAACGTGCGGCGGTCGAGGGTACGTTGAAATCGAAGGCTGTCCGAGGCAGGTAATAGGCTGGGAAATGACGCAAGCGATCAATCTAGCGAACTACGCAAGCAAAGGCTTGATGCCTGTTGCTGGTGGCGTGATGGAACAGTCGGCTTGGTTCCTGGAAATGCTTTCAACGCTCGAAAGCGATCAAAACAAGATCGACTCGGAGAGAGCGGAAAGGAATCGTCGTGGCAAGTGACATCAATATCGTCGTCGGTGCTGAGGATCAAGCTACAAAGATCCTCAAGCAAGTCGAGCGATCAACCGCAGAGCTAACCAAGTCCGTCGATCGGATGGGGCAGGTAAGCGAGAACACAGCCAAGGTATTCTCGGTTGGCTTTAAGTCGATTGCTGGCGTGGCTGCTGGCGTTGGTGCTGCTATTGTTGCGATCAAAGGCGTGACGGCTGCGATCGCTGGCATGAGTGCAAGCGTCGATGCATTCAACACGCAGGAGGAAGCAGCGAGGGGCATGACGCAAGCACAGCAGGAATTTGCTGCTGCGTTGCAAGTGTCAACGAATCTTGGCGATGAAGCGACTTTGGCATTGATGCGTCAAGCTGAAATGATGGGCGTTTCGAAAGACCAGACAGACGAGGTTGCGACTGCATCGGCTGGACTTGCGGAGGCTTTGGGGATTGGGCAGTCGGCTGCGTTGAAGATGGTAACGCAAGCGATGGCAGGAAATACATCGATGCTTGCAAGATCGATACCAGCCTTGCGAGGTGTTACCGACCAGACCGAAGCACTTGCTATCATTAGCGAAACTGCTGGAAAAGGATTGCTGAAGCTACAGACAGATGCACAATCAACACGCGGCGTGATGGAGCGTTCAGCCGGTGCGTTCGGTGATCTTTCGGAGAAGATCGGAGCGTTGTTCGAGCCGATCTATCGCGTAACGCACCAAGGCTTGGCGATCTTCGCTGAGACGCTGCAAACCGCACTTGGGCCTGCGATCACTTCGGTCAATGGTGCGTTCGATTCCATGCGTCCGTATATCGAAGCAGCAATGGAAGGATTTCGCAGTACAGCAATCGTTGTTGGCGTTGCGGTCGAAGCAATCGTCAGCGTGATGGGTGGGCTTGTTACAGCGGTATTTGGAACAGCAGGATCAACCGCGTCAGGTGCGGAAATGATTAGCAGTGCGATCGATGGTGCGGCAAGGTTTATCATCGGTGCAATCACAATTGTCGAAGTTGCGTTAACGAATCTACCGACAGTCTGGGACATGGCGGTAACTGGAATAGCTTTGCATCTCGAAACGATGCGAGCGGATGTTGAGCACGTTTTTACTGTCGTGCTTCCAACGTATATCGGATGGTTTGGGGACAACGCACTAAACCTATTGACTGATTATTTCAATCTGTACGTCACGATCCTGACGAACTTTGGCGAGAAGGTTGCAAACTTCTGGTCAACGATATTCGACTTTATTTCCAGCGGGTTTGATGGTGGCGTTTCGGGACTGGCGAGCAAGCTTGGCGAGGCTCTTTCGGGTTCATTGGTCGAAGGGTTTATCGCAAAGACTGAATCACTCCCCGAGATTGCTGGCCGCGAACTAACCGGAGCCGAGGCAGCGTTGGCTGGCGACTTGGCTCGCATGGGTTCGGATCTCGCTGGCCAGTTTAACGATAAGTTTCAGTCTCGCATCGCGGCATTAGATGCGGACCTGAGTTCCAGCGTCCAAGTCGAAGTTCCCGACATTGGAGCTTTAGCAAGACAGGAGATCGATTCGAAGGTTGAAGTATCGATACCGCAATTGAAAGGGACAGACGAGCGATTACTGACTCGCGGATCTGTTGACGATCCGAACAAGCAAACGGCAGAGAATACAAAAGCACTCGTTGAAGCCACGAAGAATCTAGGAAAAGACATTGCAACCGAACTGGCTCCGCTGATCAATAGTGATACCGATTCCGTCAGCTTTGTAGAGGTGGCGTAATGGCTGTTGATTTAGTCACGCAAATGTGGAGCCGCAAAAAAGGCGGTATTTCATCGCAAGACGGAAGGACGTTTACCTACACCCAATCAGACGGGTTTCAGGTAACAACCACGGCGGACGGTACGCTATCCGAGATCGTCACCCACACCGACATCCCGAAGGTTGGTCAGAGCCTTTCCGGTGCTCCGTTTATTACGGTAAAGAACGTAACGCCAACACGCATCAGTCCGATCTATTGGATCGTCGATGTGCAATCAAGCGGAGAGGCCGGAAGCAGCGAAGAACCATCGCCAATCGACAACACGCCAACCATCAAGGCGTCATCGGTTGAATCGGAAGCGGAGATCGACGAAGACGCGGACGGCAATCCAATCGTCACGACGAACAATGAGCCGATCTATGGCGTGAAGAAGAAAATCTATGATCTTTCGTTTTCAATCACAAGAAACTTCCTCGCCGTCAATGACGACTTATCCAATCAATACCTTGATTCGGTGAACTCAGATACTTTTCTTGGCTTCCCTGCTGGTCGAGTAAAAATGACTGGCTACACCTACGACGTAGTGTTTTCAGACGCTTTGGTGTACTACAAGGTCACGGGCAATTTTCTCGCCAGGACTCCCTACAACACCACCGCAGAGAAGGCGTGGTATGCGAGAGTTCGCCACGAAGGGTTCTACGAAAAGGTTGGCTCTTTGATCGTCCGTGCAGTCGATGACAATGAAGAACCAGTCACTAAACCAGTCTTGCTCGCTGAGGACGGAACACGTGTTACCGATCCGGCAAATGCGTTCTGGAAAGAGTTTAAGCGATACCAAACATTACCATACAACGCTTTAGGATTCGTCTAATATGAGCACAACCGCAACCGGCGTTTCAATAATCCTCCCCGATGGATTTGTCACCAACACTTCGATCTCGTCACAGGCCGCGATCGATCCAACGAAGCTCGCACAGCAAGTGTTGCAAGTCTTCCCGATTCCGTTTACGCAAGCGAGAGTTTGGAATACACCAACCAGTTTACTACCGGCAACAGCCGCCAGCGATGACCTCGCCTTAATCGCGGGCACTTGGGGAACGGACTCCCTGCTGTTGTCGGCTGGAGACCTAAAGGCTGCTGGTGCAACGACTCGATACGCTGTGATTCCAGTTGTGGTTCCTCCGAATTACCAAGACGGAGAAACGATTCAGATTCGTGTTCGTGCAGCGGTTGAAACGACCGTTGCCGACA